CGTTGTGGCTCTGCTGGCTCTCGGCCGTCCCGCCTTCCCCATCTACGCCGACGGCGATCCCACCATCGCCGCGCACCGCCAGCGCCAGGCCGAACTGCTGGCCTCCAACGAGACCATCGTCGCCCAGGCCGATGCCGAGCGCCGCGAGCTGACGGCCGAGGAGAGCACCTCGATCGATAACAACTCGGGCGAATTCGACCGGCTGCAGGCTGAGATCGAGCGCCGCGAGCGCGTGCTGGCCCAGCAGGCCGCGCTGTCGGCCAGCCGTGGCCGTGCAGCCGCGCCGGATGCGATCGAGGGCGACGACGGCGAGCAGCCCGAGCCGGTGCCGGCGGCCCGCCCGCAGGCCCGCGGGCACGCGCCGCAGGCAGCCCAGCGCCCGGCCGCCGCGCTGGCTCCGGTGCCGCGCCCCGTCTCGGCGGCGGGCACCGGCGGCTTCCGCAGCTTCGGCGACTTCGCCGCGGCCGTGCGCCATGCCTCCATCCAGGGCAACCAGCCCGACAACCGCCTCATCCGCAACGCTGCGCTCTCCACCTACAGCCAGGAAGGCGTGGGTTCGGACGGCGGCTACGCGGTGCCGCCGGATTTCCGGGCTGCCATCATGAGCCGCGTGTTCGGGGAGGATTCGCTCATCCAGCGCTGCGATCTCCAGGTCACCACCTCCAACACCTTCACGGTGCCTGTGGACGAGACCACGCCCTGGGGCACCGGCGGGGTCAAGGCCTACTGGACCAAGGAAGCCGCGGCCGCCACGCAGAGCAAGCCGTCGCTGCAGGACATGACCCTGAAGCTGGACAAGCTGACGGCGCTCGTGCCGGTCACCGAGGAGATGCTCGAGGACTCCGCGCAGATCGACGGCTACCTCCGCAGCAAGGCGCCGGAGGCGATCGACTGGGAGCTGTCCTATGCCCTGATGTGGGGCACCGGCGTCGGCGAGCCGCTGGGCATCATGCGCGCGCCGTGCCTGGTCACCCAGGCGGCGGAGGCGGGCCCGCAGACCGCCGACACCATCAACGCGAACAACATCGTCAAGATGATGTCGCGCCTGCACACCCGCTCGCGCGGCAGCGCTGTCTGGCTGATCCACCCCGATGCCGAGCCGCAGCTGCCGCTGATGACCATCGGCAACCAGCCGGTGTACCTGCCGCCGGGCGGCCTGTCGGACGCGCCCTATGGCCGCATGCTCGGCCGTCCGGTGATCCCGCACCAGGTGTGCAGCACGGTCGGGGATCTCGGCGACATCGCGCTGGTGGATTTCAGCCAGTACCTGGCGGTGCGCAAGGCGGCCGGTGTCAACGTGCAGACCTCGATGCATCTGTGGTTCGATCAGGGCGTGACCGCGTTCAAGTTCACCATGCGCGTGGCGGGCCAGCCCTGGTGGAAGGCGGCACAGTCGCCGCGCTCCGGCACCAACACGACCTCCCCCTTCGTCACGCTGGCGGCGCGCTAACCGCGCTCCCGCCTCCTCTGAACCTGCCGGCGGGCCGCGGCCCCCGGCCATGGAGTGTCACCGATGAACCTCAACGCCCTCCTGGTCGAGCAGATGCAGATCGCCGGTGCGATCGTGCCTGTCGACCTCCAGACCGGCGCCAACAACGGCGACTGGGTCAGCCTGAAGAACTTCGCCCGCTGCTCGATCGTCTTCTTCAAGGCGGCGGGCACCGCGGGCGACGATCCCGTGCTCACGGTTCGCCAGGCCACCGACGTCTCCGGCACCGGGGCGAAGGAACTGAACTTCACCCGGGTGGACAGCAAGGTCGGCACGCTCACCAGCGTGGGCACCTTCACGGCCAACACCCAGGCGGCGGCGAATACCTACACCGACGCCGTCTCGGCCGAGGCGCAGGGCATCTTCGTCATCGACATCAAGGCGGAGGCGCTCGACGTCGCCAACGGCTTCGACTGCGTGCAGTTCCAGGTCCCGGACGTCGGCAGCAACGCCCAGCTCGGCTGCGCGCTCTACCTGCTGTGGGGCAGCCGCTACAACCCGCCGCTGTCGGCGATCGCCGACTGATGCGGGTCCGGTTCCTCCAGGACGTCATCTTCGAGACCGAGGGTTTCCGCAAGGGCCCTCGGTTCGATGCTGGCTCCGTCCACGATTTCGCGGAGGATTCCGCGGAACGCTGGATTCGCCGCGGCCTGGCCGAGCGCGTGACGGAGGGGCGCCGGCGGGCCGAGCCCTCGGCCGCGCCCACGCTCCCGCCGCCGACGTCGCAGCCGACGCCGCAGCTGCCGACGAACGATCCGCCCCCGGGTCATCCCGCGCCGCCCACTGCATAGGCCCCGCATGCAGCGCCTCCTCACCGTCACCTCGGCAGCCACCAGCCGTTCCCTGACCACCGCCGCAGCGGTGGAGCAGGAGATCGGCGCGGCGGACGCGGCCTACGTCGCGCGCCTGATCGCCCAGGCCAGCGCGGCCGTGGCGAGCCATCTTCTTCGCGAAGTGGCGCGGGAGACGGTGCAGGAGGTGTTCCGCCTTTCGGATCGCGAGCCGCACCTGCCGCTTGAGCGGGCGCCGGTGGCGTCCATCGCCAGCATCGTCGAGGATGGCGTCACGCTCGCCTCCGGCGATTGGGAGGCCGATCTCCAGGCTGGCCTGCTCTATCGCCTCGACAGCGACACCCGCATCCCGTGGTGCGCCGAGAAGGTGACCGTCGCCTATTCCGGTGGGTGGCTGCTACCCGGCCAGACCGGCGCGAACCTGCCAGCCGAGATCGAACGCGCTACCCTCGTCACCATCGCCGCCTGGGCCGCCTCCCACGGCCGCGACCCGCAGCTGCGCAGCGAGTCGGCCGAGGGTATCGGCAGCCAGTCCTGGCTCGACCCGAGGTCGGAGCATCGGGGCCTGCCGTGGCAGGTGGCGGAGCTGCTGGCGCCCTGGCGCCGTTCGATCTTTGCATGACCGCCCTCACCGACGCCACCCGCCGCCAGGTGCTGCGCCATGGCCAGCCGGTCACGCTGCGGCGCCTCTCCGGCACCGGCGCCGGCCAGACCGCCACCGACGTGGCCTGCACCGCCATCGTCGCCTGGATCGGCGCCGCCGACCTGGTGCCCGGCTCGGGCCTGATGCAGGGCGATCGCCGCGTCACCATCACCGACCACGAGATCGCCGCCGCCGGCTGGCCCGGCCCGCCGCGCAAGTCCGACCGCGTCGTCATCGCCGGCGCCGTCACCGCGATCGCTGCCCCGGTCGAAACCCGCCGCCACGCCGGCCAGGTCGATCGCCACGTCATGATCGTGCGGGGGGCCTGATGTTCGACCGCCGCGCCCTGGACGCCTTCCGCAACACGCTGACCGTCGCCACGCGCGACCTCACCGGCCCCCAGGCCCAGGCCCTGCTGCACGACACCGCCCGCAAGGAGCGCGCCCGCGTGCTGGCCGAGCAGCGCCAGCGCGCCGGCATCGCCCCCACCACCATGGTCGCCGCCGACGGCCGCCGCGGCGCGCCGATCGAGGCCGCCCAGCGCCTGGTGGTGATCGAATACGGCTATCTCCGCGAGGTGGTGCAGGAGGTGCTGCGCGAGCTGATCGTCCGCTCGCCCAAGCGCACCGGCGCCTTCGCCCGCGGCTATGCCGTGCTGGTGAACGGCGCGGAGATCCAGGCGCTCGACCAGATCGGCCACGACGCCGCCGAGGTGCTGATCGTCAACACCATGCCCTATGCCCGCCGCCTCGAAATCGGCAAGTCGGCCGACGGCTCGCCCTTCGTGGTGCAGGTCCGCCCCCGCTTCATCGAGGCCGTGGCACTGGCCCTGCGCAGCCGCTTCGGCAACGTGGCGCAGCTCTGGTTCAACTACTTCGACCTCGAGGGCGCCTATGCCCTGCGCCGCCGCGGCGGCAGCGGCAAGGCCCGCGCCGCTGGCGCCGCCATCCGCTACCCCGGCATCAGGATCGTGCCGCTGTGAGCCTCTATCGCGACATCCGCACCGCCGTGCAGGCCACCTGGGCGGCGCACTGGCCGCACGGCACCGACTACGAGGTGCTCTGGCACCAGAACGAGCTGCCGGTGGTGCCCACGGCCACCCACTGGCTGCACCTCACGCTCGATTTCGGCACCGACATCATCCGCGCCTTCGGCAACGGCCGCCTCGCCGCCGAGCGCCTGCTCTCCGGCAGCGTCGTCATCCGCGTCTTCTGCCCCCAGGGCTACGGCGAGGACGGCGCACTCGACCTCCTCTCCGATGCCGTCGCCACCCTGCGCGGCCGGCGCGACGGCCCGCTTTCCTTCACCGGCGCCATCTCCAACCTCGACGGCGACGCCGCCGAGAACGGCACCTGGTGGACCCGCGCCGCCGTCGTGTCCTTCGAGTATCGCCACGTCGGCTAGGCGCCGCGTGATTAACGCCACCCCCACCAACCCAACCAGGAGCCCGCCATGACCATCGCCGAAGGCGTCCAGACCCGCGTCGCGTACAAGGCGTATGCGACCGGCGTGATCTCCAGCACCACCGAGCCCACCCCGGCCACCGACCCCGGCGCCTCCGGCGGGCAGGTCCTGCGCCGCGTCTCGCTCACCGGCGGCCTGCAGAAGAACACCTACCAGTCGCGCGAGATCCGCACCGACCGCCAGGTGGCCGACTTCCGCCACGGCATGAAGAGCAGCCCGCTCACCATCGCCGGCGAGCTCTCGCCCGGCACCTATTTCCCGCTGATCGAGGCGGCGCACCGCCACACCTCGGTGGCCGCCCTGTCCGACAGCCAGACCGAGTTCACCAGCGTCGTCAGCGACAACAGCACCAGCACCTTCACCTTCGCCGGCGGCAACCCGGTGACCGAGGGCTACCGCGTGGGCGACATCATCCGCTTCACCGGGCTGGCCGCCACGGCGAACAACTCCAGGAACTTCCTCATCACCGGCTTCAGCGGCACCAGCAACCGCGTCGTCGCGGTCACCCCGGCGCCGGTCACCGACGCCGTGGCCGACACCACCTTCACCGTGGCCCGGCCGGGCAAGACCACCTTCATCCCGTCCAGCTCGCACGTCTCGCGCAAGTTCTGCTTCGAGTCCTGGGGCGAGGATACCGACATCGCGCTGCTGCACACCGAGGCGCGGATCAGCGGCTACAGCCTGGCCCTGAACGCCGACGGGCTGATGGAGATCACCCTCTCCGCCATGGCCCGCAACACCACCGCCCTGTCGGGCGGCTCGGCGCCGTTCTTCAGCTCGCCCACCGCCGCCGGCAGCACCGGCATCTGCGGCCCGGCTGACGGCGTCATCCGCGTCGGCGGCACGGCGCTCGGCGTGGTCACCGGCCTGCGCCTCGACCTCGCCATGGCGGTCAGCGGCAACCCGGTGATCTCGGCGCTCAATCTGATGCCGGAAATTTTCCTCGGCCCGGCCGTGGTGACCGGCGAGCTCACCGCCTATTTCGAGGATGCGACCGCATTCGACGCCTTCGTGAACGAAACCGAGGTGGATCTGCTCGCCCAGCTCAACGCCTCCAGCGCCGCGGCGGCCGATGCCGTGGCCATCCACCTCCCCCGCCTCAAGTACACCGGCGCCAACACCGACATCACCGGCGAGGGCGGGCAGATGATCACCGTGCCCTTCCAGGCCCTGCGCTATCTCGGCTCCGGTGTCGGCATCGAGCAGACCACGATCAAGATCCACGACACCGCGGCGTCCTGATCGGGTCCTACCGCCTCGGCGGCAGCGCCGGCCGCTCGCCAACCCGATACGGCACGTCTACGTCGTATCTCAGGCTGGCGAGCGACCCGACGATGTAGGCGGACTTCAGCCATCCCTCGGGCTGTTGCCCGCCGGCAGGATCGAACAGGCAAACGGCACGCTGTTCGCCGGGCACGAAGTAAACCGGGCTGGTCGAGCACCAGGCGGCCTCGCCGCTGACAATGGAAGGATAGAGGATCGTCCCCTCCGGGATGTGAATCTGCCCGAACGGCGGCAGTGGCCGCAAATACGGCGCCAGCACAACCGCTCGCCTTGGATCATCCGACTGCAACGCGGCTGGCGCGCATCCCGAGAGAACGAACAGGGCTGCCACGACAAACCAGCGCATCGCTATCTCCCATCCGCCCGAACAGCGGAACGGCGGCTGCGGCCGCAACCAGGCCCGGGTGTGTCGGCACCCGGGCCACCACCCTCCCGACAGAGGATCATCCCATGTCCAAGTTCGCCGGCCTCGGCGTCGCCGTCGACGCCCCCGCCCGCATGACCATCCTGCATCCTACCACCGGCCAGCCGCTGCGCAACGCGGCCACCGGCGAGGCGGCCTGGATCAGCCTCCTCAGCGCCGACAGCGCCGCCGCCCGCCAGCACCAGCGCGAGGCCCAGAACCGGCGCCTGCGCGCCCGCGCCCGCAGCATCACCGCCGAGACGCTGGAGGCCGACGGCACCGAGCTGCTCGCCGTCCTCACCAGGGACTGGTCGCTCGTCACGCTGGAGGGCGCGCCGATCGACGTGCCCTGCACGGTGGAGAACGCCCGCGAGCTCTACGGCACGCCCGACCTCGCCTTCATCCGCCGCCAGGTCGACGAGTTCGTGGCCGACCTGGGAAACTTCCCGGGGAAGACGACCTCGCCGAGCTGATCGCCGCGGCGAGCGCCGACTTCGCCCTCTCCGCCCCGCAGGCGGACGGGGCGTCGAAGCGCTCGCACCTCGAGCGTGTGGAGGCCCGCACCGGCCGCCGCCCGCCCGAGCTCGACACCCCGCCCATCCCGGCCTGGGCGCTGCACATCGTGGAGTGGTGGGGTGAGCTGAACGCCGCACGCGGCGGCAACGGCATGGGTCCCAACCCGATCGGCTGGACCGACCTCGCCGCCTGGGCGGCGCTCACCGGCACCGAGCCGTCGCCCTTCGAGGTCCGCACCCTCCTCGCCCTCGATCAGGCCTGGCTAGCCGCGCAGTCCAGGGCCCGGCCGCGCCAGCCGCCCGCGCCCCCGGCGCCTTCCGCAACCCCGCCCCGCAGGAGACAGCGATGACCATTGCCGCGCTCCGCGAAAGCGTCATCAAGGCCGGGCTCGACGCCTCGGGCTACGAGGCGGGCGCGCGCAAGGTCCACGCCGCCAACCAGAACATGGTGGCCAGCGGCGACAAGGTGGTGCAGACGCAGGAGAAGCTCACCCGCACCACCGCAGGCGGCGCCAGCGCGATCGAGCGCCTCTCGCGCGAGCTCGATCGCTCCTATGCCGCGCAGCAGCGCTTCGAGCGGGCGCAGCGCCAGATCGACAGCGCCATGGGCCGCGGCCTCATCAGCCAGCAGCGCGGCGCCGAGCTGCTGGCCCTGGCGCAGCAGCGCTACCTCGGCGTTGCCGCCGGGGCGGAGCAGGCCGCCGCCGGCGCCGGCCGCTTCGGCGCCGCCGCCGCGGCGGCCACCAGCGCGCTGGGCGGCATGAGCGGCTCGCTCGGCGCGGTCGGCTCGGGCCTCTCGGCGATGGGCACCGCAGGCGCCGTGGCCGCCGCCGCGGCGGCCGGCATCGTCACCGCCGTCGCCGGCATCGCCACCGCCGGCGATCGCGCCACCGCCACGCTGGCCCGCCTCACCGCCGCCACCGGCAGCATCGACGCCGCGCGCGCCGCCTACGAGGGCCTCTACCAGGTCAGCCTGCGCACCGGCGTTTCGGTGGCCGATGCCGCCGGCACCTTCCAGCGCTTCCGCATCGCCGCCGGCGAGATCGGGGCCACCAACGCCCAGGTGCTGCAGCTGGTCGAGGGGCTGCAGAAGGCCGCCGTGGTCTCCGGCACCGCCGGGCACGAGGGTGCCGCCGCCATGATGCAGCTCGGCCAGGCGCTGGCGTCGGGACGGCTCAACGGCGACGAGCTGCGCTCGCTGCTGGAAAACATGCCCAGCCTCGCCCAGCGGCTCGCCGAGGAGCTCGGCACCAACATCGGCCAGCTGCGCAAGCTGGGCGAGGAAGGCCAGCTCACCGCCGACCGCGTCTTCCCGGCCCTGCTGCGCGCCACCGACCGCATGGCCGCCGACTTCGACAAGATGCCGCTGACCATGTCGCGCGCCTTCGACATCCTCGGCAATTCCATGCGCAACTTCGTCGAGAAGCTCGACGAGGCCCTCGGCCTGTCGAATCTCATCGCCAAGGCCGCCAAGGCCGCGGCGGACGCGGTGAACGGGGTGCGCCGCACCGTGCTGCCGACGGAGCAGGAAGCGCTGCAAGGCAGCATCGCGGAAGCGCGCGCCCGCATCGCGCAGAACACCAGCCGCCTGTTCAACGACCAGCCCGGCGCCAACATCAGCCGGTTCGATCTCGCCCGCCGCCAGCAGCAGGACGCGGAGCGCCGGTCCTGGATCGCGGCCGACGAAAGCCTGATCCGCTCCGCCAACGACCGCCTCGCCGAGATCGAGAAGGAAGGGCAGCAGCAGCGCTTCGGCGAGTTCGTGACCGCCCAGCAGAAACGCGCCGCGTCCGAACGCACCGCCGCCGAGGCCCGGGCGAAGGAGCGCGAGGCCGAGCTGTTCAAGGACGTGAAGCTCCAGCAGGAGCACGCCAAGCGCCTGAAGGAGATCGACGAGGACCTCGCGCGTGGCGGCCTCACCTCCGACCAGGCCGCCCGGCAGCGGACCGAGGCGACGCGGCAATACAACGAGGACCTCAAGAAGCTCCGCGACGAGCAGAACCGCGAGGGCGACAAGGCCACGAAGAAGGCCGAGCGCGAGGCGGAAAAGGAGGCCAAGGCCCGCGACAAGGTGCTCGACAAGCTGCGCGTCGAACAGGCCGCGCGCGAGCGCATGGCCGTGGCGCAGGGCCAGGGCGAGGCGGCGGTGGCCGAGCTGAACCGCCAGCTCGAGTACGAGACCGCGCTGCGCGAGGCCGGCATCCCCGTCATCGGCCGCCGCACCGAGGAGGAGGAGCGCGCCGCCCGCGCCATCTGGGAGACCGTCGCCGCCACCGACGCCGCCACCAAGGCGGAAAAGTCCATCGTGGAAGCGCGCGAGGCGTCCAAGCGCGAGCTGGAGCGCATCAACCGCGACATCGAAAGCCAGGCCCGCCGCGTCTCCGACGATGTCGCCACCAACCTCTACGAGGGCCTGGTGGAAGGCCGGCGCCAACAGACCGTGCTGGCCACCTTCGGCAACCTGTTCAAGCGCATCGCCATCCAGGCGGCGAGCACGCAGATCTTCCTGCCCATCACCACCGCTGTCATCGGTGCCGTCCCGGGCCTGTTCGGCATCGGCAGCGGCGGCACGGCGGGCACCGCCGGCGGCAGCCTGCTCTCGGGCGCATCGGACCTGCTGGGCCTCGGCCAGCTGCTGGGCGGCCGGTCGATCGGCGACGCGCTCGGGCTGACCGGCGCCGGCGGCATCCTGAACGCCACCGCCATCACCGGCTGGGGCACCTCCACCAACGCCGCCCTCGGCGCCATGGGTGGCGCCTATGGCCCTGCCACCGAGGCCGCGGTGATGGCCCAGGGCGGCGGCGGCCTGTTCGGCGGTGCCGGCGCCACGTTCGGGCAGCTGCTCGGCGGCGTCGGCGCCGGCTTCACGGCTGGCACGTTGCTGAACACCCTGCTCGGGGGCAAGCAGACCGGCGGCATGGTCGGCTCCGGTGTAGGCGCACTGGCGGGTGCCGCCATCGGCTCGATCATTCCTGGCATCGGCACGCTTCTCGGCGGCCTGATCGGCGGGGCCGCCGGCGGCGGTCTCGGCGGCCTGTTCGGCCCCGGCGAATCGGTGAGGGGCTACGGCTACCGCCTCGAAGCCGCCGATGACGGCCTGCTTCGCATGGGTGCGGCGAATTACAACCCGGAGGGCGAGGCCGCCTTCCGCGAGGCAACCGCCGGCATCGACGCGCTCAACGCCTGGATGGGCCAGCGCGGGATCACCATCGGTGGCGCCGCCAGCGTCGGCGGCAACCGCAACGGCCCGGACCTGAGCAACGCCACCGCCGGCTCCTTCCGCGAGGGCGTGTCGCAGCTCTACTACCACTCCAGCGACCCGACGCTTCAGGCCGCGCTCTCCGCCCGCGGCAATCGGTTCGGCGACGTGGCCGAGATGCAGAAGTTCGTCGAGGGCTTCCAGGCCGTCCAGGCCACCATCGAGGCCCTCACTGCGAAGCCCGTGCCGCAGTTCACCGCGCAGATGAACGCCATCGGCGCCACCTTCGACACCGCGATCGCCCAGGCCCGCGAATACGGGTTGGCCGAGGAGGCGCTCTCCGCCGCCCGCGCCAAGGCCGTGGCCGATCTCGAGGCCGAGCGCGCCGAATACTTCCGCCAGGTCGGCGTCTCGCTGGAGGTGCGCCGCCTGCGCGCCCAGGGCCGCACGCAGGAGTCCGAGCTCGCCCAGCAGGCCGAGGAGGCCCGCCAGCAGCTCGCCGCCGCCGCCGCCGATCTCGACCGCTGGGCCGCCTCCGCCGCCGAGAAGACGCGCTACCTCGCCGAGCTGGAGGAGGTCCAGGCCGCCGAGCGCGCCGAGATCATCGCCCGCTACGGCGAGCAGGCGGCCGAGGCGCTGCGCCAGGCCGGCGGCAACATCCGCGCATGGCTCGACAACCTCGCCAGCGGCGCCGCCGGCGGGCTCTCCCCCACCGATCGCCTCGCCGCCGCGCAGCAGACCTTCAACCGAGACCGTGTGCTCGCCATGGGCGGGGACCGCGACGCGCTGGGCCGCATCACCGGCTCGGCCGACGCCCTGCTCGGCGCCGGCCGCGACATGTTCGCCAGCGGCGGCGGCTTCCAGGCGATCCGCAACGAGATCGTCGGCGCACTGGGTGCGCTTCCGGTCGTGCAGTCCTACGACGCGATGCAGACGGCGGCGCTGGAGGCGATCCAGCAGCACCTCGAGATGGGCACGCTCATCACCGCCATCTCGCCGGCCATGAACGGCGTGACGATCATGGGCGGCCTGTCGCTCGCCACGCTGGAACAGGCCATCGCCCAGCTGCACGCCTCCAGCCTCGCCGTGGGCGACGCCATCAACCGGCAGATCAACAGCGGCACACAGACCGCGCTCGATGTCGGCCGGGCGCTGAACCAGGTGCTCGTCGGCCAGACCGCCGCCATCGTCGAGGCCGGCGCGGCCCTCAACCGCGCCGCCAACAGCGGCACGGCGGCGACGCTGGACGTGGGCGCCGCCCTGCAGCGCACGCTGGTGCAGCAGGGTGCGGTCACCACCGAGGGGCTGGCCGAGATCAGCGCCTGGCTCGGCGGGCTGGGCAACTACGCGGCGATCATGTCGCTCGACCTGCACATGCTGCGCGCCGCCGCCGATGCCGCCGCCCAGATCGCGGTCGATGCCAGCGCCGCCAACGTCAAGGGGCTGGGCGGGCTGTCGCGCATCGCCATCGACGCTTCGGCCGCCCAGGTGGCGGCGCAGAACGCGGGCAACACCGTCGCCGCCGACGTGGGTGCCGCGCTGGGCGCGCACCTCTCCGGCCTGCGCGGGCAGGTCGTGATGCATGCGCTCTCCTCGGCGGCGCGGATGGACGCCGCCAACCGCATCGCCGCCGATGCCGCGGCGGCCGACGTGGCCGGCTTCGCGGCGATGAACCGCATCCTGGTGGACAGCGCCGCCGCCGCCACCACCGGCACCGCGCTCACCAACAGCCTGCTCGCCGGGCTGCAGGCCGGGGCGGCCAACGACAACCTCCTGCCGGCGCTCCAGGGTCTCGACGCGCACCTGGCCGGGCTGCGCGGCCAGTTCGTGATGTACTCGCTCTCGTCGGCCTCCCGGCTCGATGCCGCCAACCGCATCGCCGAGGTCGCCGCCGCCAACGACGTGGCCGGCTTCGCCGCGATGAATCGCATCCTGGTGGACAGCGCGGCGGCGGCCACCACCGGCACCGCCATCGGCAACAGCCACCTCGCCGCGATCCTGGCCGAGACGCGGGCCGGCACCGCGCACGGGCTGGTGACGGCGGGCCAGATCCAGGTGGTGGCGAACCGCGCGCACTCCGCCGTGCTGCACATCGCCACCCACCAGCAATACACGCTGCAGGGCAATGCACGGCTGGTGGACATCAACACCAGCCTCGGCACCGTCGACCGCAGCGCGCGGGACATCAACACCAGCCTCGCCACCGTGCACGCGGCGATCGCGGCCGGGAACCGCATCGCCGCCGATGCGGCCGCCGCCACCGCCACCAGCTTCGCCGCCGCCAACACCATCGCCGTCGACGCGGCCAGCGCCAGCACGGCCAGCTTCGCCGCGGCCAACACCATCGCGGTGGACAGCAACGCCGCCCTGGTGACCGCCCTGGCGTCGCTGGCCACCCAGCTCGCCGCGGCCAACCAGCGCCTCGCCTCGCTGGAGGCCAAGATGGACGCCTCCAACACCATCGCCGCCACCGGCCACCAGATCGTCGCCACCACCACGCGCGACACGCTGGCGATCACCAACGGCGAGCTCGCCCGCATCAACACCAACCTGCGCGGGCTCGCGGCATGACGGCCCCGCTCGTCTACCTGGTCGAGATCACCGCCTACGACCCGGCCCTGCCCGGCACGCGCGTGCTGCGCTTCGCCTCGGGCCAGGGCTTCATGACGCGCCCCGCCGAGACGCCGGCCAATGCGTGGTACGAGCCCCGCGTGCTGCGGCCCATCACCTTCACCCGCACGCTGTTCAGCAATGCGAGGGTCACCGGCGGCGCGAAGGTGGGCGCCGGCGACATCGTGCTGAACAACGCCGACCAGGGGCTCGCCTATCTGCGCGACCTGGGCATCGACGGGCGGGACGTGGTGGTGCGCGTCGGGCCCGAAGGCGCGGCCT